GTACTCCCAGCCGTTCCCCACCCACTTCGGCAGGTTCGGTGAGGTGTTACCGGCGTTCCAACCGGTGCGCTTCAGAGCACCCCAGAACGCCGGGAGCGCGAACGGAAACCGGGACGTATCCGCGACCTTGATCGACGCGCCACGCTGCGTACCCGACCACTTGATCGCCCCCGCCGACGCACGCTGCATCGGACCGTAGGACTGCGCGTAACCGCGGGCTTTGAGCGCGACACGCTTGGCGACAACCCGGTTGGTCTTGGCGAATTCGTTCGACCACTTCGGATCGATCGCCCGCAGCAGCTTCCGGAACTCGGCGAACCCCTGGACCTCGACGGCCATTAGGGGGTGGCGTCGGCGTTGACGAGCGTCATCGTCATCGCGCTGGCGTCCGTCGACGATGCGATGAACTTGATCGGCACCGACTGGGAGAGGATCCCACGACCGTTGCCCTTGGGCGGGTTGTCGTCGAACCGGGCGTTGCCTGCGATCGTGAACATGTCCGTGCCACGCGCGAACACGCCGGAGACCGCAGCCTCCGCACCCGACATGAACCGGTCGTACATCGCCAGGTCCTTGAACTCCTTGTCGAGCGTGCCGGTGTAGGCGCGCAGGTCGGCTTCCTTCGACTGGCGGGGCCACCGCGACCCCGCAGCCGGGCCACGATCCGCGAGCCCGTTGTCACCAGCGAACGTCGCCGACTCGACCTCGACCGTCGACCCGTCGATGCTCACGGTCAGGTGGTTGATCTTGAACATCTTCTGCGAGGTCGGGTAGGTCGCGGTGGCGAGAGGCACGCCGACCGTCAACGCGAGCGCCGAACCGGTCGCGGTCGCGTTCGCCGAGATGACCACGGCCGTCGCCGATGTGACCGACACGATCCGGGCTCCCGCGGGAATGCCCGTCGCGGTGATCGTCTTACCCACGTCCGCGTCCGTGAACGCCGCCGTGGCAGACGACACGTTCGCCGTCGAGATGGTCGTCACCCCGTCGGACACCGAGCGTGAACCGGCCTCGCCGCGCATCCCCTGGAACGTGAGCCCGATCGTGCCGACCGCACCCGACTGGGCGCCGATCTCCCACGACGCCACCGACAGGCCCGAGAACGTGTGCGGGAACACGGTCCCGTCGATGCCCGGCTCGCCCACCTGTGCGGTCAACGTGGGCAAGTCGCCAGGGGTGAACACGTGCGTGTACGTCGGCCCACCGCCAGAGGTGGAAACCGAACCCATCGCGGCCTTCAACAGGTTCCCGAGACCGCGGCCGTACAGCTCATGCTGCACGTCGCCGCCGACCGTGAAGTTCCCGCCGTTCCACTGATCGCTTCGCAGCACCCGAGCGCCGGCGATGATGCCGTCCGACTCGATCCGGCCACCACCGACCGCGAGTGACGAATCGACCAACGGCACGAAGTCCGTTGGGGTGGCAGCCACGCCGGGAGTGGTCTCCGCGGCATAGCCGATCTGTCGGGCAAGTCCAGAACCGAGTGCCATATCAGGCCTCCTTGTCGGTGCCCTCATCGGGCGGGGTCAGCAGGTCGAGCAGGTCGGCCTTCTTGGCGTTCTTGGGCACGTCGACGCCCATCGCAGCGGCGAGGTCTCGCAGCTGGGCGAGGGTCATCGAGTCGAGGTCTGCGGGCAGCCAGTCGGCGCCCAACACGGCGTCATCGGGCACCTCGACCGGCACGCCACGTTCGACGACCTGACCGGTCACGGGGAACGTCACGGCCTCGTAGGGGCCCTGGTAGATCATCCGCATGACGGCGGCTCCTCTAGTTGAGTCGGCTGTGCACCGACACGGTCACAACCCCGTAAGCGGTCGGGGCCTCGGCCTTCATGCCGACCGTCATTGACGCGTTCGACAGCTCCGCAGACACGACCCCGTCGAACTCGTCGATCGACGGGTCATCCGCCAGCCAGTCCTCGATGACCGACTGGATCTCGGCCATCCGGTCACCGACCGTCAGCAACGATTCGGTCTGATCGTCCAACATCGCCCCGGTCACCCGCACGAGGAACAACAGCTCGAACATGTCGTCCCGTGACATCCGCTGATCCGGACCCTTCGACATCGGCACGTTCAGCTCGCCGTCGATGTTGTCGCACCAGATCAGCTCATCGGATGAGTCCGCGATCGTGTCGCCCGGCCACGCGGGCCACACCTGGACACCAGACAGCGCGGGCGCGATCCGCAGACGGTCGATCATGTGACGGGTCAACGCCCAACGGATCGACGAGCGGGCCATCAGCCGACCGGGATCCGGTAGTCCGGGAGGCTTCGCAGCAGCCGGTCGACCTCAAGCCAGCCGGTCGGTCGTCCCGCGTCCCAGTCGGGTGTGGAGTAGCGGACGACGACACCGGCGTCGTTCTGCGACATGATGTTCCGCGACGTTGACGACTTCTCCGCGGCGGCGACCGACGCGACGTACTCGACGCACGCCGACAGCAGCGGGCCGGGCAGTGTTCCGGTCAGACCGTGCGTGTACGTGCACGTCGCCTGACCGGTGTGGTCACCGGACAGCCACACCACGCCTGCTGCAAGGTCCGCTGTCGTGCCGACGGCCGTGCCGTCAACGTCAACAGCGGTGACCGACTGGATCGGACGGTGCATCAACAGCAGCCGGTTGTCGCAACGCAGATAGGTCGTGTGGGTCGCCGTGCGGGTCACGTATGCGACGCCACGGAACTCCTCGGCGATCTGCTCGAAGTCGCCGATGATGCGCGCCAACGTGTCATCCGACGTGCCCGACAGCGTCTGGTTGCCGGGTCGACGCTCACGCACCTCGGCGGGCGTCAGGTACGGGGTGTCGGTCACTTGCGACGCGACCGCTTCGGGGTGGCGTCGGTGTTCTCACCCGCAGGGACCGCGTCGGCGGTCTCACCCTTCGGGGCCTTCGACGGCTTCGCGTCCTCGGCGAGCCCCGCGGCGACCAGAGACGCGGCCTCGTCGGCGGTGACGGTCACAGTCTCACCCTTCGCGGGCCACGGCTCACCGTCACGAAGACCGGTGATCTGCTCGGACATGCGCACTTCGGGCATCACAACTCCACAGGGTTGAGGGGATACAGCAAGGGGTGGTGGCCCCGAAGGACCACCACCCCAACGGGTCAGCTCGCGCCGCCCACGAACACCTTCACGGCCCCGGTCGTGTCGACCAGGTCGCCATCGGTGCGGAGGATGAACCGCCACGTCACCAGGTCGTTCTGGAACGCGAAGTCCACGCTGCGCTCCACCCGGACGCCGGCGACGTCACGGATGAAGTACTTCGACAGGTCACCGAACACGACCGACTTCTTGGACGTGCCGGGGGCGTCGACGTTCGGGTCCGCGTACAGCGGACGGCCCAGCATCATGTTCGGCTCGCCGGACACGAGACCGGGCTGCCACAGGTACTGGCCGGTCGTGGTCTCCTTGAGCTTCCGGGCTGCGGCCACCGCGGTGTCCGACATCAGCCAGGAGGCGTTCGCCCGGTACGGGGCGATGACCGAGAAGTACAGGTCGATCAGGTTGTCGGCGGTGAACGCACCGCTGACGCTGGTGGCACCGGTGACACCCGTGGTGGCGACACCGACGACACCCTGCGGGGCAGAGGTCGTGCCGGCACCCTTGATGAAGTCGGCACCGGAACCACGGCCGAGGGCAGCGCCACCCTGCGCGGCGAGGAACCCGGCGAGGTCGACGCCGGTGTCCTGCTCCAGCTCGGAGCTGATCTGCACGGAGAACCCGTACTTGAACGCTCCGAGGGTGACCTGACCGAACGCCGGGTCCGACTCGGTGACGGTGGAACCCTCGCCGATGATCGCAGCGCTCGAGAACGCCGTGGTCTTCGGGATCTGGATGTCCTGCCCCGAGTCGGTGGTGAGCACGGTCACGTTCGTCTGACGGATCGCGGACGCGGCGACCATGTGCTCGACGAGCTGGCCGTAGAACCCGGTCGGGACGGTGTTGCCACCGGCGGTCGCGGTGCCCTTGGTCAGGTCACGCTTCTCCGACGTGAAGTCGAACGAGCGCAGCTCACCGGCTGCCATGCGACGGATCACGTCCGTGTCGGGCTTCGCTTCGCGCTCCTCGACGGGCTGGGCGACCGACGGGTACTGCTCGGCCAGCTCGGCGGCGCGCTTCTCACGCTCGGCGAGGTCACCGAGCTCGGCGATGCGCTTGTCCTTCGCGTCGAGGTCGGCGGTGATCCGCTCCCACGACTGCGACTCCTCGGCGGTCAGCTCACGCTTCTCCGCGTCGGCGGCGTCCAGGAGACGCTTGCCTTCCTCCCACGCGGTGGCGCGGGCGGCGATCATGTTCTTGAGAAGGTCGGACATCAGTCCACCTCTTTCTGCCGCGATGGCGCGACAATCAGCCCCAGGCGGGGCGGGTCAAATGGGATGTGGCGCTGCTGGCTAGGCGGGCGTCAGACGTGTTCGAGCAGCCACGCGCGACGGCGGGCCATGCTCAACGTCAAATCCGGTGAGGCCACGTCGGCCCGCGTGTCATCCGCGGGTGAGGTGGCGTCGGCCGGGCCAGAACTCGTGCACGAACAGACCGCGTCGCGCAACTCAGGGGAACGGTGAAGGATCGCCCGCAACTCGTCGGCGACCTCGTCGGGGTCGGTGAGCAGACCCACCGCGAGGGAGGCACGCTTGGTCACCGACACGCCGAGGGAACGAAGCGCGCCATCGAGGGGCATCAGCGCACGTGCCGCGGCGGTGGTCGTCTCGTACGCGGGGAACACGACTGGGCCGACCTCGTAGAGCTGACCTTCGGTGATCTGACGGTGCGGGTACTCCAGGCCGTTCGTGTCCGATGGGAACGTCCACGTTTGGGCGATGACCCGGAACCACACCGACGATCCGTCGATGTCGCCACGCTGCACCCGGGCGTGCACGCTCATCGCGTTGGGGTCGTCCGGGTTGATGTCGATCTCGTAGTTCAACCCCTGGTCACCTTCGGACAGTCGCAGTGTGCCGGGCTTCGTGCGACCGAGCAGCCAGTTCGTGTCGTGGTTCATCATCGACCGGATGTCACCGGTCGCGATCGTGTTCCGCCACGCACCCGGAGCGATCTCCTCGGTGTACGCCTCATAGCCGTCGTCAATCAGGGTCGTCACACCCGACACGGACCCGAGACCGGCGATCATCGGACCCGCACCGTCGGATGCTGCACGCGCCTCGACTGGACCGGACGCGACGGGCGTCGAGCGCATCTCCAGGCCACCAGGGCCAAGCTTGCGAGTGAACCACTCAGGTGCGTCCATGGTCAGCCTCCAGTGCCAGACGGCGCCGATGGTGGGAGGATCGTGGCGTACGGCGGCCACAGGAACTCGGTGCCGCCACCGTCAGGGATCGGCGACATGTCTTCGATGTCGCGCACACCCGCGGGGCTTTGGAACCCGGCGCGGATCGCAGTGTCGTGCGCCTGGTAGCGGGTCATCAGATCCGAACGGAGCAGCGCACCCCGGTTGAACTTCGCGTACTGCGGGGCGGGCATGTTCGACGTGTACAGATCCTCAAACCGGACAAGCCACGGGTCCGCGGAGAACGTCAGGAAGTCGATCGCCCGCTGCTCACGGTTCGCGTACGTCACCGAGGAACCCGACGAGGCGAGCCCGATCATCTCCGGCTGGTACAGACCCATCGCCCGGCACACTTCGAGCCGCGAATCCTGCCGGGACTCGATCATCTGCGAGTCCTTCGGATCCGTTTGGACCTGCGTGTACTTCATCCCGGCACCGAGCACGGCGGGCTCACGCTTGCCGCGCAGAGCTTCGATGAACCGGGTCTTGATCGTCGTCGCCTGCTCTTGGGTCACCGGGTTGTCAGTGGAGAGGATCGCGCTCGGGTGCGCGCCGTCACCGAACCACCGAGCCGCGTACTTCTGCGCGGCCAACGCGAGCCCGAACGTCTCCTTGAACTGCGCCAGCGGCGGCACACCGACCCGCGTCCCGGCTGGCACGTACCGGCCAGGAACATGCAGGATCTCGTCGTTCGCGATCGCCTGACCGGCAACCCGGTACACCGCCGGTCCGAGCACGCCGCGAAGCTCCTGCACTTCGACCGTCGACGGGTTCAGCCACTCCACACCCGACGGGTAGCCGTTCCCGGTGCGGGAGGTGATGATCCCGTAGGCGTTCCCGTAGAACAGCCACGAGATCAGCGCCTGCACCCGCCACGTACGAGCCGACACCGCGATTGAGGGTGAGTCGACGAGCTGGGACGACTTGATCGGTGCGAAATCCTCGGACTTCGACCGGAAACAGTCCACCGGCAGCATGTACACCACATCCGCGAACAACCCAGCAACCGCGGCCGCGGCGTCGAGGCCGAGCGTCTGGGAGAAGTTGACCGTCTCACCAGCGGACGAGCGATGCCCGCCACCCCACGCGTCCATGCCCCACGGCAGCGACGTGATCGTCCGCTTCTCAGACCGGAACAGGATGCTCACGCGGCCAACCCACGAGCCACCGCGAGCAACGCCACGCCGGCGACCGCGACACCCAACGGCACCGACACGAGCAGCGCAGCAACGACGAGGCACACCAGCCCGGCCAACTCGATCAGCGACACGATCAGCTCAGACATGGCACCTCCTCACCACACGGACGCGGCAACATCGACAGGTTCACGGGCAGGCTGATTCGCCGCCCACAACGCGAGAGACACCGCAGCAAGAGGCAGCACCGCAACCGACCCTCGGGTGTTCCAAACCCACCCGTCAGACACGGTGCGCACCGTCGCCTTCTGCGCCGCAGCGGTCAGCACCTCATCGCCCGGATGGGACACGCCACCAGCGACCAGGCCGGCGAAGAACCCGCCGTGCGCCTTCATCTCGTCGGTCCCAGAGCACTCCTTGATCGGAACCTCACGGGCCTTCAACTCATCGAGGAACACACCCGCCGAGGTGCGAGGATTCAGGGCGACCCACGACACCCGATGCCGCTCGCACAACTCGGCGAGACGATCGACAAGCCACTCGGCTCGAGGACGGAACTCGACGAGCTCGATCACACTCCCACCGTCCCGGCCAGCACCCGACGCGCCGATCGCCGACCACGACTGATCCGCGGCGACGTACACACCGAAGCTCACCGGGTCTTGCATCCACGGCATCCCGTCCACCTCGACCGGTTCAGCCGCCGTCGTGCGAGTCCACGTGCCCTCGTCGATCATCGACCACTCAGACTCGATCGTCGGATCGGGGAACACACCGAACCGTTCCCGTAGGAACGTCTCGTCGTCCATCGCACCACGCTCGATGTCCCAAATGAACTTCGGATCCAACCGGATCCCGTAGCCCGGGTTCGCGGATTCGCACGCCACCCGATCATCCGGGTCCGTGTCCACCGGCGCCGACCACTCGAAGTAGGCGACGTCGTCACCCGTGCGAGCCCCAGCAATCCACGAGCGCAGGATGTCCGACTCGGGACCAGGCAACGGGGCCGACGACGTCCACCACAGTTGCGGATCCGGACGGGCAGACATCGTCGGGATGAGCGCGCCCAGGTCGGTCAGGTAGAACGCCTCGTCCAACACGACCCGGTCACCGGAGAACCCGCGGCCACCACCCTTCGACCGGGCCTTGA